AAAACGAAGCAGACGATGGGGATATGGTTGTCTCGATTGGGGATGAGTCGCCGGACCCCGAAGAAGAGGATGTGCAGCAGAACCAACCCGCTCCGCAGTGGGTGAAGGATCTGCGCAAGGCGCATCGAGAGCTACAGCGACAGCATCGCGAACTTCAGCAGAAGCTGACGACCGCCGAGCCGCCACGTAAGCAGGCGGTGGGTCCGAAGCCCAAGCTCGAGGATCACGACTACGACGCCGAGGCTTTCGAGGCGGCACTCGAATCCTGGTACGACCGCAAGCGAGCCGCTGACGTAGAAGCCGAAAAGGCGAAGCGTGCAGAGGAAGAGCAGGCGAAGTCGTGGCAGGCAAAGCTCGACGCCTACGGCAAAGCGAAAGCGGCGCTGAAGGTGAAGGACTACGAGGACGCCGAGGCGATTGCGCAGGAGACCTTCTCCGAGGTTCAGCAGGGCATCATGCTCCAAGGCGCGGACAATCCCGCTCTTGTGGTGTATGCGCTCGGCAAGAACGCTCGGCGAGCGAAGGATCTGGCTGCGATCCAAGATCCCGTAAAGTTCGCGTTTGCGGTTGCGAAGCTGGAGAAGGAACTCAAAGTGACTACTCGCAAGCCACCGCCGGCGCCAGAGCCCGTTGTTAAAGGCACCGGGCGTGCAAGTTCTGTAGATTCAACACTCGAGCGGCTGCGCAACGAGGCATTGAAGACCGGCGATATGTCGAAGGTCATGGCTTACAAGCGGTCGCGGCAACAAAAATAGTAGGAGTCTGAAATGCCTAATGCATTTTCGAAAGAGGAAATCGTAGCGTTCGAGAACATTCTCGAAGGCTTCCAGGATGCGCTCGTTCTGAGCCGTAACGTCAACGTCTACGCCACCGACGGCGCAACGATGGAGCGCGCGCGCGACACCATCTGGCGTCCGATGCCGTACATCGCGCAGAGCTTTGATAGCACTGTCGGCTCGTCTATCTCGTCGAACTACGACGACATGACGCAGCTTTCCGTGCCGTCCACGCTCGGCTTCTCCAAGACCTCGGCTTGGAAGCTGAACGCGAAGGAACTGCGCGACGCGCTGCAAGAAGGCCGCCTTGGCGATGCTGCCAAGCAGAAGCTCGCGTCCGACATCAACCGTTCCGTTCTGAACGTCGCATCGAACCAGGGCACGCTCGTGGTTGCAGTCGCTGGTGCGGCGGGTGACTACGACGACGTGGCACTCTGCGATGCGATCATGAACGAGCAGGGCGTGCAGGATTACGACCGCTACCTGGCGCTGTCGACCCGCGATTACAACGGACTGGCTGGCAACCTTGCGGTCGCGACCCGTTCGTTCGGTAACGCGAAGTCTGACCGCGCGTACGAGCGTTCATACGTCGGCATGGTGGCAGGTTTTGATACCTACAAGATGGACTATGCGAATCGTCTGCCGGCTGCTTCTACGATCGCAAAAACCATCGCCACCAACGGCGCGCAGGTGCGTTTCGTTCCGCGAGCAACCACGACCGCGACCGCGGGCGTTCTGAACGTGGACAACCGCTACCAGACGGTGACCATTGCCGCCGCCTCGGGCACGGCAACGGACGGCATCAACGTAGGCGACTGCTTCACGATCGCTGGCATCGAAGCCGTGCATCAGATCACCAAGCAGTCGACGGGCCAGCCGAAGACCTTCCGCGTGATCTCGATTGATAGCGGCACGACGATGACGATTTCTCCGCCGATCATTGGCGCGAACTCGTCACCGACCGATGCAGAGCTTCAGTACAAGAACGTCAACGTGGCCAGCACCTCTGCTACCGCGTCGATCAACTTCTTGAACGACAACGCCTGCAACGTCAACCCGTTCTGGTTCAAGAACTCGATCGAGCTGCTCCCGGGCCGATATGCAGTTCCGACCGACAGCGGCGCGGCGGTCATGCGTGCGAGCACGGATCAGGGCATTGAGCTGGTGATGCAGAAGTTCTACGACATCGACACCATGACGATTAAGTATCGTCTGGATACGCTGTACGGGGTCGTCTGCACCGCGCCGGAAATGGCCGGCGTGCTGATCTTCGGTCAGTAATGACTGAATAGAGAGGGGCGGCGCAATGCCGCCCTTTCTCTTTAGGAGCATTTATGCCGTTGAAGAAGGGCTACAGCCAGAAGTCGATCAGCTCGAACATCTCGAAGGAGATGAAGTCAGGACGCCCGCAGAAGCAGGCGATTGCAATCGCGCTCGAGACGGCGCGCACCGCAAAGAAGAAAAAGGGGAAATGATGTATCCGCGCCACGTTTACTGCTCGCCCGGCCCGTATCAAAAGACGACAAGCCATCCCACGTGGGGCTGCAAGTCGGTCGAGAGCGAGGAAGAGCTGGCAGAGGCGCTGGCGTCGGGTAAATGGTTCGAGTCGATTGCGGAGGCGTGCGACGCTGCTGGCGAAGCTGCCTATCCGCGCCTACGCGGGCGTATGCGCTCGATTGCACTGCGCAAGCGACGCACGTACCCTATGCCGAGCGACGAGGCTCCGCCCTCGCGAGGGGAGATTGAACAACAAGCACGCAAGCTCGGGATTCGCTACAATGCCCGAACGGCTGACAAGGTATTATTGGCGCGAATCAGCGAGGTGATGCGAGGCAATGGCGTACACGAAGAGGCAATTCGTTGAGGCGGCGCTCACCGAGATAGGGCTCGCGTCCTACGTTTTCGATATCCAGCCGGAGCAACTCGAGTACGCACGGCGTCGCCTTGACGCCATGATGGCGGACTGGAACGGCAAGGGTATTCGGCTCTCCTACCCTATTCCCGCATCGCCCGAGCAGGGCAGCCTGTCAGAAGAAACCAACGTCCCCGACAGCGCAAACGAGGCGGTTATTCTTAACCTCGCCGTGCGCCTGGCGCCGTCGTATGGCAAGCAGATCATGCCGGATACGCGGCTGCTGGCTAAGACCGCCTACGATACCGTCCTACAGCGCGCCACCGCGCCGATTGAGCTGCAATTCCCCGATACGCTCCCGTCCGGCGCCGGCAACAAGTACTGGCGCGACGCTGACGATCCTTTCATGCCAACCCCGGTTGATCCTGTCGAGACAGGCCCCGAGGGTATTCTGGAGTTCAACTGATGCCGCAGATTATCAATCTCTCCCCGATCGGCGAGGTTCTCCCAGGCGATAGTCTGCCGATCTTCGACGAGTCGAACGGCGACACGCGGCGGGTGTCGGTGGGGCAGATGCAGACCTACATGCAGAACAACCTCGACATGCCCGACAACTCGGACGAGGTTAACTTCTTGCAGGCGGGCACGGGCGCTGTCACGCGCACGGTGCAGAGCAAGCTGCGGGACGTGGTGTCGGTAAAGGATTTTGGGGCGGTAGGTGATGGTGTAACGGATGATACGGCAGCGATTCAAAACTGGGCGAACAGCGCTGGCATATTGCTGATGCCGCCCGGCGTTTACAAAATCGCCTCGACGATCACGTTGTCCAGCAATACGTCAATAACTGCACCGTTTGGGGCTGTTGTTCAAACCAGCACTATCAACATCTCTCTGTTTTCCGCCACGTCAAAGTCGAACATTCAGATTGACGGAGTTAAATTCAAGGCGACATCCGCGGGCTCGTCCGCCTACGTTGCTGGCGTGAAGTTTGTCATCTGTACTAACAGCAAAGTCTCAAACTGCATTTTCGAAGGGATGCAATGGGCCGGCGTTATGCTAGACGGCTGCGTTCGCTGCACCGTTAGAGACAGTCACTTTTCGGGATGGCTTGGCACGGTTCAGGATGCGGCCGACGTTTGTATTTACAACGACTGCTCGCTATGTGAAGTGTTAAACAACTACTGCTTTGGCGGCGGCAGTCATGGCGTTCTAGTTCAAGATCCTTACGCCGGGCTGCTTCCTAAAAAGTGTCTCGTTTCTGGCAACAGAATCGGGCAGCACACAGCCTATGGGGTTGCTGTCTACATTCCAGGCACTGCCGGCACTGGCGATACGGATATTCAGGTCACAAACAACTACATCGAAAACATCCAAGGCTCGTACAGCACTAACCGATCATCCGGAGCTGGAATCTATGCCGTCGGTAATTACATCGGGGCCATCCAGATAACCGGCAACTCGATAGTCAATTGTTGTTCTCAGACCTTGGATAGAGCGTTGAGCCCCGCTGGCATTGGCATCAACGGTGTTCCATCTGGCGTAACAAAACCGCTGATATCGAACAACACTGTTTCGGGAATGCCGCAAGGCGACGGAATCAACATTTCTTCTTCCGCCGGCGGCGCTGTTGTCTGCAACAACGTGATCAATATTCCGTCCACCAATAACGGAACTGGCGTCGGTGGGGCGACATTGTTGGGAAGCGGCATTCGCGTCGAGGCTTCTAGCGGAGTCGAATTGACGGGAAACAGCGCAATTGTCTATGGAACAGGCAGCGCGTTCTTTCAATACGCAAACGGCATTGCGTCATCAAACATTTCGTTGACGGGCGGGTTCTATCAAAGCGCGTCATCGGCTACGTTTAGGGCCGCACAAAATGGTGGATTCACGACTTCTGATCTCATAGTTTCTGGTGTTAGAGCGGTCAACACCGGCTCAAGCAACTACGCATTTTCGTTAGCGTCTGTTACCAGAGCTGCGCTTACGAACAATATTGCCTATTCCCCCGCTTTTGAGGCTCTGCAAATAAATGCCTGCACGCAGGTGCGCGTTTCCGGTGGCAGTTACACGAGCGGGGCGACCCCTGCCATTTCAACAACGGGGACATGCACCGGATCTTTTATTGACCAAAGCGTATATTGGGGGACGGGCGGTGGCAGTGTCTCAAACTCAGGAACAGGGCTTGCAATAACTTGGAGAGCCGCGTCTGCGCCAGCGTCTGGGACTTGGGCGGTTGGAGACACAACAGAGCAGTCGGTTCCGGTTGTGGGAAGTCCGCGACGCTGGCGTTGCACCGTCGCAGGAACGCCTGGGACTTGGGTTTCTGAAGGCAACCTGTAAGGAGCCACCATGCCAACACTAAAAAACCTCCTGAACTCCCGCACGATCCAGTTCTCGATCGCGCTGGCGGTGCTGTCCGTTCTGCAAGGCTTCGTTTTCCATCTACCGCTCCCGCCCGCCGGCCAGGCGTTCGTCGGGTGCATGATTGCCATCGCTGTCGTGGTGCTGCGCGCGATCACGACGATGCCATTGAAGGAGCGCTGATCGTGACGGATGTTGACCCCGTGAAATTCGGACTGCTGATCGGGCAGGTAAAGACGCTCGAGGCGCAGGTCGAGGACTTGCAGAAGGACGTGAAGGAGCTTCTCGCGCTCGCCAATCGCAGCCACGGCGGGATCTTCGCCGGCATGGCGATTGCGTCAGCGCTCGGGGGCTTGGGAACCTGGTTCGTTAATCACCTGGTGAAGTAAAGATGCCGACGATCAACAAGCTCCCGCTGCTCGATACCATCTCTGGCGGCGACCAGCTCCCCGTCTATGCGCCGAATTCGGGGGATGCGCGGAGGATGTCGATCACGGCTCTCACCGACTACATGCAGGACACGCTCGACCTTCCCGACAATTCGGACGAGGTGAGCTTTTTGCAGTCGGGCACCGGGGCGGTGACGCGGACGGTGCAGAGTAAGCTGCGAGATGTCGTCAGTGTGAAGGATTTCGGGGCCAAGGGCGATGGTGTAACGAATGACACTGCGGCCATACAGGCTGCCATCACCGCTGTTTTTTCCTCGGGCGGAGGGACAGTGTTTTTCCCGAAAGGCGTTTACATGGTGTCCAGCTTGGCGGTCAACTGGTCTGGACAAGTTGTAACAATGGTCCTCGCTGGAGAAGGTCAGGCGGCTTCAGAGATCAAAAAAATATCTGGTACGGCCTCCGCTGTTTTGACGCTTTCATCTTCATCGCTTGGAGATGGCACCTATTCAGAAATCCGAGACCTAACGGTAAACGCAAACGGCTTGGTCAACACATGTATTGATACCGTGCTCGTAGCGCGTAATGTATTCAGGAGCGTAACGGCGAAAGGCGCACTCGGAGTCGGCGTCTCTGCCACAGGCGCTTTAATCAACAGTTTTTATGATTGCAACTTGATAAATAACGGCTACGGATATCAGTGCAGGAAAAGCGGCGTTGTGCGTTGCAACCTCGTTCAGTTTTTCGGCGGGTCAATTAAGGGCAACTCGTCGTGGGGTATGGATATCGGAGACACAAGCGCGTTGAATCTGTACGGCGTAGACATTGAGCTGAATGGAACGATTGGAAACATAGGCGGCGGAATAATCATACGAAGCACATGCGGCGACGAATTTGCAGGAGCAAACATATCTATCAATGGCGTTTGGTTTGAGGCAAACAGAGGCACTACACTCTGGAGCGAGCCTGCACCAAATCTTATTCTAGCGGTAAGAGACACTCCCATTATCGACCCGGAAGGCGGGCGAAGCATGAGAATTGATGCGATTTCTCAGCTCACGCTAGACGCTGTTTGGGCGAACAAGACAGGAGATGAGTCAATTATTGCCGCCGCTTCGTGCTCAATTCGAGACAGCGCAATTAGAGTTTTGACGGATACCAGCGCGAAAAGAATTTACGAAAACAGCTTGATTGCTGGCGCTCATGTACAGTTTCAATCTTCCAGCGTTTACGGAAGAAGGCTCATGAACGGTCCCGCTGTTAATTGCGGGACTGGTAACGCTGAAAGCGTCTCTGGCTCTGCCGTTACGCTTTTCACTGCCAATGGGCTCACTCCAAGAATGATTAACGTGTTCGCTTGTCTTGGCGGCGCAGGATCGGCTTATACCTCAAACGCTCGTTTCGCATGGGATGCTGCCAATTTGGTCAGAATGGGCGGCGAAAACGCGGCCAATCTCACGTTGACCGCATCGGGAGCCAACATTCAAGCGACGCAAACATCTGGTGTAAATCAGACGATTTTTTTTGTCGTTGATATTATTGGGTAGTCAATGCCAACCCTAAAAAACCTCCTCAATTCCCGCACTAACCCAGGCGCCTAACCCTATGCCCACCATAAACCAACTCCCCACGCTCGACACGCTCGAGCCCAGCAACCAGGTGCCGACGTACTCGGTCGAGAACGGCGACGCGAGGAAGTTCTCGCTGTCGACGCTGACGGCGTATCTCGAGCAAACGATGGATCTGCCCGACAACGCGGACGAGATCACGTACACGCCCGCCGGCACCGGCGCCGTCTCTCGCACCGTGCAGTCGAAGCTGCGCGATGTTGTGAGCGTGAAGGACTTTGGGGCTAAGGGCGATTTAAGCGTTGACGACACGGCGGCTCTGCAAGCCGCCATCAACTACGCGCAAACAACAAAGGTTGGTCTGCTCTTGAACGCTGGCGAGTACATGATCACCAGCTCGCTCGTCATCACTGACGAAATTTTCTTTCAGGGCGAAGGCAGCAACCAGTCGAAAATAGTGCTTTACACGGCGTCAAAGACAACGCCGGCGATACTGGTTGACGTTCCAAGCAACTCCAGTTTTATCGGCGGCAGAATTGGCGGTTTTACCATTCGCTGCAACGGCGGGACCGCGCGCGGGATTGGTCTACGAATCCAGACAACCGCCACAAACAGCGCGGTCAGCCTGTCTGTTTTTGAGAATTTGCGAATCATCCAGGTAGACATTGGCGTGTCTTTGACTGGCGTGATTTACATGAGCACGTTCAGAAACATTGTTGTGTCTTTGAATGTCGACGCTTACGGTTGGTACGCATCAACGCCGCAGGAAATAATTTACAACAGCTTCGAAGATATCGAAGTAACCCATGTAAACGACAACGCTTGGGCATATTATTTTTTCAACCAAGTTTTGGCCAATCAGTTTAAAAACGTGACGTGCGATGGCGTTTGTTATTTTGGCGGCGCCTACAACAGGATTCAGGGACTAGCCGTCGAAGGCATCTACGCGACAGTCACGCCTTCGGCTGCTGCCGTAACACTCAATCAGATCGGCGCGTTAACCGATGCCGCCATCATCAACATCCCAAACAGCAAATGCACGCAAGGAATAAACATTACCTCTGCAAATACAGAGGTTTCCAATGTTCGGTTTCCTGATTCCGGCGCTGGCAACCAGCCGGATACGCCTATCATCTGGGGCGCCGGGCAAAGCGGCGTGCTTTCTGGTGTCAGGATGGACAGGGCGCCGGTCAAGAAGCTCGAAGATGCCATGCCGGACAGCACGCTGGCAGGATTTCTTGTTTTCAATTGCAGCGCGTCTTTGACTGATAGAAACCTGCAATATTACGAGGGCTCCTGGACCCCAAGCTTTGCAACATGGTCAACGGCTCCGACAGTATCGGCCGCCAGATATATTCGCGTCGGCCGCATGGTTACTGTGTTTTTGAACTACAACGGCGGCGCCTGCGCTGATGGCTCGACCATAACTGGGCTGCCGTTTACGTCTAACTCCTCCTACGGCGGGACCGCGACATCGGTCGGCAACGATGTATCAAAGCGGTTCAACGGGGTAATTACGACGTCATCTACTACCATCGGCACAATACCGGCTCAAACGCTGACAGGCGTTTTCAGTCAACTGACCGCGACTTACTTCGCCGCCTGATTGTTGAGATTTAACCCCATGCCCACTATCAACCAACTCCACACGCTCCCGCCCTCGCGAGCACTCATGCTAAACTTTCCTCATCTCTCTGGAGTCTGACATGTACAACATCCAGTTCACCCAACGCGACAAAAGCAACCAGGTCGTGACGCCTGCTGCGACGAGCGCGAGCGTCACTGTCAACAGTCAAGACCGCGCGGTTCGGCTGGTGAACAGCGGCGCGAACATCTGCTACGTTCGCATCGGCGAGGGCACGCAGACCGCCACGACGGCGGATCTTCCCGTGCGCTCTGGCAGCGAGATCATCGTCCGCAAGCGCAGCGGCGACGTGACGGTGGCGCACATCAGCGCGGCGGGCACGACGCTCAACATCGCGACCGGCGAGGGCGGCGTTTAATGCAGATCCCCATCGCCTCCGGCATCTACACGGACACGTCGCCGGCTATACGCACGTCGTATCCGGTCAACATGGTTCCGGTGCCGGTGGACTCGGGCATCTCGGAAGGCTTTCTGCGCCCAGGCGATGGCATTGTGCAGAACGGCACCGGCCCTGGTGTCGACCGTGGGGCGATCAACTGGCAGGGCGGCTGCTATCGCGTCATGGGCACGAAGCTCTGCTCGATCGCATCGAATGGCACCGTGACGGTGCTCGGCGACGTGGGCGGCACGAACCTCGTGACGTTCGATTACTCTTTCGACCGTCTCGCCATCGCCAGCAACAACAACCTCTTCTATTGGGACGGCACGACGCTGACGCAGGTCACCGACCCCGACCTCGGCGTCGTGCTCGATGTCGCATGGATCGACGGCTATTTCATGACGACGGACGGCACCAGCCTGGTCGTCACCGAGCTGACCGATCCCACCGCCGTCAACCCGCTGAAGTATGGCAGCTCCGAGATCGACCCTGATCCGGTGGTGGCGCTTCTGAAGCTGCGAAACGAGATCTACGCGCTCAACCGCAACACCATCGAGGTGTTCGAGAACGTCGGGAGCGAGTTTTTCCCGTTCCAGCGCATCGAAGGCGCGCAGATCCAGAAGGGCGTCGTCGGGACGCACGCCTGCTGCGTCTACGTCGAAACGATTGCGTTTCTCGGCAGCGGGCGGAATGAAGCGCCAGGCGTCTATCTCGGCGTCAACGCAGGCGCTACCAAGATCTCGACGCAGGAGATCGACGATCTGCTGCTCGACTACACCGAGACGCAGCTTGCGGGCGTCAAGCTCGAGGCGCGCAACGACCGCAGCCACCAGCATCTCTATATCCATCTCCCCGACCGCACGCTCGTCTACGACTCGGCGGCATCGCAGGCGGCTGGCGTGCCGGTCTGGTTCTGTCTCGCCTCGACCATCGAGGGCTACGCCCAATACCGCGCGCGCAGTTTCGTCTGGGCGTACGACCGCTGGCTGACGGCTGATCCGCAGTCAACGGCGGTGGGCTATCTCGACCAGGCGACGAGCGCGCACTGGGGCTCGAAGGTGCGCTGGGAGTTCGCGACCCGCATTGTCTACAACGACTCGCGCGGCGCGCTCTTCAACGCGCTCGAGCTGGTCTCGCTCACCGGGCGCGTCGCCCTCGGCAAGAACCCGCCGATCTCGACCAGCTACAGCGTCGACGGGCTCAACTGGTCGCAAGATCGCGTCGTGCAAGCCGGCACTGTCGGCAACTACACCAAGCGCCTCGTCTGGTTCCAGCAGGGCCACATGCGCAACTGGCGCGTGCAGCGCTTCCAAGGCGACAGCGACGCGCATCTGGCGTTTGCGCGCCTCGAGGCGACGCTCGAGCCGTTGGCGTACTGATGGCGATCACCGGCAAACTCATCAAGCGGCTGACCCGCGATCAGCTCGCCACGTTCCTGAAGAACCAGGAGCAGATCAAGGCGTTCGAGGGGCTCTTCGACGCGGCGGAAGTCGCCTCGCCTTCGACCATTGATGAGGTATCAAACGCCGCCGACAACGCCCAGTCGTCCGCCGACTCGGCGCTGGCGCAGATCCAGATGATTAACGACCGAGAGGGCACGGTCATCCGCATGGTCGTGCTCAACGGCACGCCCACGCTGATCCCGAAGGGCACCGCGGTCGGCTTTGCCGGCGCCGACGGCAGCAACCGCATCAAGGTGTCGCCCTACTTGGCGGACGGCGGCACGGACACCTTGTACTTCGTCGGGCTCGCCACGCAGGACATCCAGCCAAGCGCGCAGGGCTACGTCACGCTCTACGGGCGCGTTGTCGGCGTCAACACGTCAGGCGCGCCGTACGGTGAGACGTGGGTGACCGGTCAGGTTCTTTGGGCGTCGCCTGATAACGTGGGCGGGCTCACCAACTCAAAACCCACCGCACCGGACAACGTGATCTCGGTCGCGGCGGTGCTCTACGCGAGCACGACCATCGGGCAACTTATGGTCCGCCCGACCATATCGTTGCAGGAATACTACGGCGAGTTCAGCAAGACGACGACGCAGACGCCCGCCGTCGCAGGCAATGAGTACCTCGTGACGTGGGACAACACCAAGATCAGCAACGGCGTCGTCATCGGCTCGCCGTCGAGCAGGCTGATCGTGCCGGCGTCGGGGCTCTACCAGGTGGCCGTGACGCTTCAGTTCTCCTGCACGGTCGGAGCAGCGCGGTCGGCGGTGGCCTATTTCAAGAAAAACGGCGTCGATTCTGCTAACAGCGCGCGTTACCAGTCGATCAACATCAACAACGGTTACACGGCGCTGGTGCTCACCGAGTTCTTCTCGCTCGCTGCGAATGATTACATCGAGGTCGGCTTCGGCGTGCTGGGCGGACTGAACGTCAGTCTCTCGCCCATCGCCGCCACCGCCAACTTCCCAGCGGCGCCGAGCGCCGTCGCAACCTTCTTGCAGGTGCAACAGTAATGGCGACAACGAATACCGTCCTCGTCGAGTCGAAGTACGTCGAGAACATTCAGACGAATCAATACATCGCGAATGGCGTCAAGACGACCATTCTGTCGGTGACGCTCAACAACTCGGGCTCGTCGGGCGCGTTCGTCACAATCAACATTGTGCCTTCCGCAGGCACAGCCAGCGCGGCAAACCAACTCGTCTCCTTGCGCTATCTCGCGCAGGGCGAGAGCTACTCCTGTCCCGAGATCGTCGGGCAGGTGCTGTCGCCTGGCGCCAAGCTCTCGGCGGTGGCGAGCATTGCCAGCACGATCGTGATTCGCGTCTCGGGGAAGGAGGCGTCTTGATCTGCTGCGTCACCGAAGGCATCACGCCGGAGCAGCTCGCCGAGGTCTACGCAGATCCGTACATTCAACGCTTGAGCCACGACTACTACGACGCCGCTCCAATCACGCACCCGCTTGTGACATACTTGTCGGCGTGGGTCGATGGAGACTTTGCAGGCGCATTCATGGCGATTGAATACTCCGACACCGAGACCGAGCTGCACTCGCTCCTTCTGCGCCGAGCGCTGAAGTCGTCGCGCCCTCTCGGTCATGCCTGCATCAACTGGGCGTTTAACGACTCGCCCATCGTCCAGCGCGTCACCGCCTACGTTTTCGAGTCGATGCTCACGGCGCGCAACTACTGTCTGCGGCTGGGATTCCGAATCGAGGGATTCCGGCGAGACGCATTTTCTTACAACGGCGCTCCAGAGGGCGTCTGGGTCTTAGGCATGACAAGATCCGACTGGGAGGCGACATCATGGGCTCGATAAGCAAGGCGATTGGCGGCGTTGTCGGCGATATCACCGGCTCGTCTGCGGCAGCAAGCGCAGGCAAGCGCGCGGGCAAGATCCAGGCAAAGGCTGCGCAGGCGGGCATCGAGGAGACTCGGCGGCAGTTCGATGCGCTGATTAATCTGATGTCGCCTTATGTGCAAGCTGGCGCCCCGGCGCTCGAGCAGCAGATGGCGATGGCAGGGTTGCGTGGTCCCGAAGCCGAGCAGGCAGCTATCGACGCCCTCGCCGCTTCTCCTCAGCTTGAGGCTCTTGCGCGCCAGGGCGAGGAGGCGATTCTCCAGCAGGCAAGCGCCACCGGCGGCTTGCGAGGCGGTAACGTGCAGGCGGCGCTGGCGCAGTTCCGACCCGCGATGCTCCAGAGGCTTATCGAGCAGCGGTACGAGCAGCTCGGCGGGCTCACTGAGATCGGACGGGTGTCATCTGGGTTTCAGGGCGAAGCTGGATTGAACACGGGCACGAACGTCTCGAACCTTCTGCTCGGCAAGGGCACAGCGCAAGCTGGCAGCGTTATGGCGCAGGGAATGGCTCAAAGAATGGCGTTTAATGACGCCATCAAACTCGGCTCCGCTATCGCCGGCGCTGGCGGAATCACAGGACTGGCAAGTTCATTCTGGGGTGAGAAGTAATCATGGCCATCAATCCAATGTCGGCTCCCATCGACTACCTCGGCCAGATGGGGCTTTCTCCGCAAGATCCAGCGCAGGCGCTGGTCGAAGGGCTAAAGATCGGCGAAGTATTCCGCCAGCAGCGTCAGATGCGCGAGCAAGAACAGCTCGCCGAGCAGTACAAGGCCGACGCCTCCGCCTACTACGCCAACCCGACGCCGCAGGGCGCGCTTGAGCTTGCGCGCAAATACCCGGAGCAAGGCGCGGCGCTGATGCAGGATTATCGAGCGCTTGGGGCGGAGCAGAAAAAGAACGAGTTCAATCGCGCAGCGCGCGCTTTGAGCGCAGTCGCATCAGGCAGAACCGACATCGCAAAAAGCATCATCAACGACGAGATTAGGGCAGCGGCCGAAGCGGGTGGCGATGCCTCGAATCTCGAGATGATTAACGCGGCGCTTGATCGCGATCCCGACACCGCCTACGCATCCATGATGCAGATCCTGGCTGTCATGGACCCGGAAGCGACTTCTTCAATTGCGGATGCGTTGAAGAAGGCTGGCGTGGGCGGGGCTGAAGAAGGCTATCGCGCGCTTACCGCCGAAGAGGTTGCCGCTAAAGGCCTGCCGCCTGGCAACTACCAAGTCGCGCTAGGCGGAGCAAGCAAAGGCAAAGTCAGCCAAATTGGCGGCGGCGGCGACGACGTTAACGTCACAGTCGAGAATAAGCAAGAATCCAAGTTCCTAGAACAAACGGGAGCAGACCTAGCAAGGCAGTTCGAAACTTTGTCAAACATGGGGCTGCAAGCGTCAAGAGCATCCATCAAATTCAATCAACTAGAGGAGGCGTTCAGGTCGGCGGACGTGAAAACCGGTGCGCAGGGCGTGCTTTCCACGGCGCTTTCTCGTTTTGGCATCGACGTTCCTGGCGCGACGGAGTATCAACAAATCGACGCGCTTGTGGCTAGTTTGATTCCGCTGCAACGCGCACCAGGCAGCGGGTCAACTAGCGACTCGGATATGGAGAATTTCAAGCGGGCGCTTCCCAACCTGATGGGCACGAAAGAGGGCCAGCTTCAGATTATGCAAGATCTTAAAGCCGTGGCTGCCCACGACATTAAGGTCGGAGAAATTGCGAATCAAGCGAGAAGCGGGCAGATAACGCCGTTCCAGGCGTTAGAGATGATTAATCAGCTCCCCAATCCGCTCGAAAAATACAGGAATCAGCAAAGCGCGCCGCCAACTGTTTCCGGCGTGGTAGGGATGCCTGCGGGGCCGCAAGGCGCTGGCTCTGGCGGGCCAGTAGACCCCAAAAACCCGCTTCTGCAATAGTGAGCATTAGACATGGCTGATTTACGCTCAATCTTGACAGATCCGAACTATACCGGCGCCAATGCTGCGACGAAGCAGGCTATTTTTGAGCGTTACTCGGCGCAAGATCCGAACTACGTAAACGCCAACGAAGCCACACAACAGGCAATTCGAGAAAGATACGGTCTTTCTCCTGCTCC